CATAAACATCAACGCCCCTAAGGCCGACCAGAGAACGGCTCTCGAAAAGATATTCGGACTTACAAAGAACTATGTCATGTTCCCCGGCTCTGAGGACGCAATAAAGATACTTAGTAGAAAGAACCAGAACAACGAAGGCGTGGACTTAAATAAGCCAACTCCTCGTAGCGAGTGGTCGCGCGGAAAATACTTTAGCTCTATAGCAGCAGCGACAGCAGCAGGACTCGCTGCTGGTCTATCAACTCAAGAAGCGGAAGCAGCCGCAGCTAAAAAGATGGCAACGCTGTATCGCGGCGAAACGAGCATTATCGGCCCACCAGCTAAACCACCCCCAGATTGGATGCTGGAGGACAAAGACTTTCTAGCGGCGGCGGATGCACAGGGTCGCTGGTTCAACAGAACCCCAGAAGAAGCACAATGGTATATCGACCATGCTGCAAAAATGGGAAAAACAACCGGCATGTCTTCGCTAGAAGTTCCAGAAGAAGACCTAGCCAAGTATCTTGTTGCTAACCAACCGGATGAAGTGCGTAGACACTCTCGCAGGCCAGACGATGAGTATTTCCTTCCTAAAGATTTAGCAGCTACTAGAGAACGCATCACAGCACTGCTAACAGCACTGCTAGCAGCAGGAGCAACCGGTAGAGCAACCGCACAGGCTCAAGAGCCAAATGCTTCAGCAGAACAGGAGAGCGCGTTCCAAGACTGGTACGCAAAGCAAGCATACGAAAACGGGCTTTCTCCAAACCCCGATGACCCAGAACATCAGTACGATTGGCGGGCCGCACATAACGCTGGGGCAGAAGGTCAACTGGCAGAGGATGGCTATAAGCACTGGCCTTCTGAATTCAAACGCCCGGATCATCCCAATCGGTTCATTGACGGCATCGACACGATTACAGGAAATCCAGTAGATCCAGAACCCGCCCCAGAGGCAACTGGCTCGTACATGGACTATCTGACCAATCTTGTCAAAGGCGATAGCAACCAAAGGCAATTGGGCTTCTTTGGCTCTGATCCCAGAGAGATGGAACAGTGGTACGGCAGCACAAAGCCGCCAGCTTACAGAGAGTTCCTAGACGAAGCCAAGCCAGTTTTTGAAAAAAGAGTTCTTGAGCATATAGAGAATCTGCCAGAAAACCAGCGTGAAGAAGCTCGCCAGACACTGAAAGAGAACTACGGGGATATTCGCGGCAACGTGCTTGGGTGGGAACACAACAGGATCAACTCACGGGCTAAGAACTTTGTAGATAATTTCTTGTCCGAGATGCACTCGCGTACGCCCGGACAGTCAGAAGCAGCAATGCCAATGAGGACTCCAGAAGAAGTAAGCGACAACCTTAATAGCACATGGAGTGATAAGAACTCGCTAGGTGGCAATCTACTTGCTACAGCAGATGCTCGTTTTGCAATGGACAATGATGGTGTACTCAGGAACCAGAAGCAGCTAGAGAGCGATCTAAACTTGCTTAGAACCTTTCAGCGAGAAGGCCCAAACAAGCCTGTTTTCGTTGGGACAGGAAGCCAAATTCTTGGCGGCATCGGTTCATTCTTTGACAACGACGAAATAAGGAATTCTCCATTACTAGAAGGACGGTTGCCGCCATCGCAGACTGCAAAGCTGGCAAATCTTGCGTACGCCAATCGCCCACAAGACGCACTAGAAGCGTCAATGATCTGGAGAAAAAATAGCCGCCCATTCTGGGATCAGAGCGATCCTAACTACAGAGACAGCCTCGGCGCTAAGAACCCTCAAGATAGCTGGACTACTCCTGAAGGCATGATGTCAGAGAGCGCAAGCACCAATACGTTTTTTGGCTCAATGAATGCAAACACTTACAACGCGCTCGCACATCTCAACAAGTGGGCTACACCGACTGACCGGCAGGGGCTATCAGATCAGATGGACACTTATCAGGCCTTGCAGCAAAAAGCCCCAATTGTTCCAAAGCACCTACAGCCAGAAGCCCGAAGCGCACTGGATCAGTCTAAAGCAGAAGAACAGCAGGCTTACCATGATCCAAATGTCATGTACAGAAAGCTACAGGGACTTCTTGGAATTAAGAATCCAAAGTATTTTACTGGCCTTGGCAACTCAGGAATTGGCTCCTACAGATATACACTTGATGCCCCAACCTTAGCTATGGGTGCAGTGGGTGGCCTATTTGCTGGCGGCTTAAGGCCTGCGTTGGGTAATTTTGCAAAGGAAACAGGAAAAGACTGGCTCACGGAAATGCCGCTTCAAGCAGCAATTGGCACAACGTATGAACCTTCCGCAAATAGCACCTACGAAAAAGCTAAGAACTTCATGCTAAATGAGTCGCAGGGCTTTCAGGACGAGAACGGCAACCCAGTCCCGGCTAATCATCCACGCTGGGACGAGCTTGCTGCCGAACGGGACAAGGTACAAGAACAACGCTTTCAGGGTCAGGCTAATTTTGGAGCAAAGCTCAAAAAGCCCGCCCCGCTACCCTTGCAACAAGATACTGAAAATGATATTAACTATAAGCAGTGGAGAAAAGGGCAAGGAAGTATACATCTAGACTACCTAGACACAATGAGGAGATAAGCAAACGTGGCAGAGAACATCCAAAGCGACTTAGATGCGCCAGATGACGTTTCATATGAGTCACCAGAGTCAGAATCGCCCGAAATAGACAGTTCTCCCGAGGATATTGACTCCGGCGAACAGCCAGAAAGCCCAGATTCTGTTGCGGAGGTTAATCATTATGCCCCTTTTCGCGCACTTCCGCAGTTTGCTGGCCAAGATGACGCACAAATTGCGTTCTCTCTGTATGAAACCATGCAAAGAGAGCAAGCAGCGACCAATGCTCTCCAGCAATATCAGCAAATCATCCCATTTGCCAGCGAATATCTGTCAAATAAAGAGCAATACGACCAGTGGGTTGCCCAGCGAAACCAACCACAACAGCAAATGCAGCAGCCCATGCAGCAGCAAATGCAGGCACAAGCTCCAAAACCAGAAAGTTGGTGGAATCCTCCAGCCGTTCGTGAGGCATACAAGCAATACTTAACCCGAGACGAGAACGGCAGGGAGGTTATTGCTGAAAATGCACCCCTAGACGCTAGGCATGCTTTGTCAGAAATGCAGGCTTATAAGGCTGATTTTGCCCGCAAGTTCCTTGAAAACCCCGAGCAAACACTAGGCCCAATGGTCGAACGTGTAGCTTCTAGCCGTGCGGCAGCGATGGTTCAGCAGCAGTTTGAGCAGGCAGAGAATGAGCGTTTTGTTGCTGGCCTACAGGAAGACAACAAAGAATGGCTCCTTGATTCTCAAGGCAATGTATCCCGAGAAGGCTTGTTATGCCAGAAATTTATTGATGACGCAAAAAACATGGGCATTGTTAGCCCACAAAACCGTTGGGAGTATGCAAAAAGCCAAGTGACCAGAACCCTTCTGGAAGCTAACTTCCGCAATTCTCAGCAACCGCCATCTCCAGCACCAGCACAACCAGTACAACAACAAGCCCAACAGCCGGTAGCCCCGCAGCCAACGCAAGCTAGCCAGCAAGCCCAAAAGAACATGGACTACCTCAGGGCGCAGGCCGCAAGGACTGCCCCGAGAAACTCCCAAGCTACGACAGATCCAAGAGTTCCTAAAAAACCACTATCTTTTGCAGACAAACTAAACCAACAGTTTGCAGCAGAAGGACTGACAGAATAAGAAAGGCTTATTGAATATGGCTAGCCCAACAGACTGGAGCCGACTTATCGGCGTTACGATTGTCAACCATCTTCGTGAAGAAGAATTGGCAACATTCCGTAAGTTCAAAGTATTTGCTGCTTTAGAGGCTTCCGGTAACGTCGTAATGAATCAGTCTGGAAGGGGAATGGACTGGAACGTCCGTTATCGAAATACCCCTGTTTCAGGAAACTCTGGAGATACACCAAGGACGTTTGCGCGTCAGAACTTGTGGAAGTTGGCAAACCTGCCTTGGAGGGGCTTTGTCACGACAGATAGCATTTATCGTCGTGAAATGCTGGAAAATCGCGGCCAGCAGGCACTTGTCAATGTTGCATCTAACATGGCAAGTCGTCTGCAAGAGAGTCTGGAGCAGCATCTGGCTACGCAAATCTATGCAAATGGAGATGCCGCCGGTTACGAGAACTCGTTCCACGGCCTCGAAACCTTTATGGGTTATGCTGGAACCATTAACTCGGGTACTGCTGGCGTTGCAGACCAGTTTACTCAACGTGCGGCTGGTAACGCAGCAGATCCTTATGGATTTCCGTCTGGCCAGTACGCCGGTCTGAAGACGAATCTGGGTTATTACGGCGGTGGACGCACGGGTGGCGTGGATTCATGGCCAAGATCGCCCGTTGATCCGGAAGCGGATTTCTACAGCCCGGTAATAATTAACTATAGTTCCACAAGCTATGGGTTTGCAAGCTGGAAGCTCGGCAACTGCATTTCGGCAACTCGGGAAGGCATTTTCCAGTGCAAGCGTAACGATACGCGAGAAAGTGCTATTGATATGGTGATTCTGGACAGGAATCTCTATATTCAGTACCTGAATGCTCTCAACACCACAGAGCGGGCTATCGTTACGAAGACCACCGGACTCCGTAGCTATGGATTTACCGATGTATTTGAACAGGACGGCGTTGAAATCACGACCGAATACGCTGTTCCTCAAGGAAAAGGCTTTGGAATCAGTGTTGGAAACATGGAACTCCGCTGCTTAGAGAATCAGCTTATGGTAGCAGAGGGGCCATTTTTCTCGGAGGAACTACAAAGTTATAGATATTCCTGTAGTGTTCTCGGCAACCTCCGGTTCCGTAGTCCACGAAACTTCTTTGCCCTCGCACCTATCGCCTGATAAACACCTCACACGTTAGCGTGTGTTCCCAAACAAGGAAGACAAAACCATGTCTAGTTTTTTCTCTGATCCGTATTTCGGTCGTGGGCAGACGCTGCTTGCTGGCGAACTTATTGAGTTGGACGGTAATAGCTTCCCAGTTGCTGGGCAAAACATCGTTGGTGACGTTAAAGTTTTCAACGACGTAAATCCGCGTACTACGCAGATGTTGAGCAATCAGCTTGTGTATTGCATGGCCGCTCGTTATATGGGTACTACGGTCGCTGACGCAACTGTGCTTGCCGGTAAGACGATGGCAATTCTTGCAGACGGTGCTTCATTCACCACAAGCGCCATGCTGTCCGACATGACTGCTGGCAAGCGAATTGGCGTATTGGACGAATACTTGACTGGTCAACTTCGACAGTATGACATCGTATGGCTTGTGGTATCTGGCCCAACCGCGATGACAACTTCGCTGGCAGGTATTGCAGCAGGCGCGGCTGTAAAAATGGATGCAGTAGGGGCTATCCTTGCAATCAATATCCTCGCTGGCGGCACTGGCTACTCCGCCGGTTCTCTCACTATTACCGGTGGCGGTGGCTCATCTGGTGCTGCAACCTTTACCGTTACCAGTGGCGTAATTACAGCGGTAACGATTGGTACTGCCGGTACTCTCTACTCATCCCCCCCAACAGTGACAAACGCCTCCGGTAGCGGGGCGTTATTTGACGTTGTTTATGGTGGCGGTTCAATTGCTGAAGCAACCGCACCATTAACGCCCGGATTTGCAGTTGGATTGCATCGTGGAGCGGTTCGGATTCTGGGTTCTGCCCCAACGGCTGGCACTGATTCATCCGGCAATGTAGTTGCCGCTACGGCTACCGTTGCTGCCGATGTTGGCAGAGTGGACGTTGGGCTGGCAACTACGGCAACGCAGAGGAAGTGCCGAGTTCACTTTACTGGCAACACGATGACCGGTGCTGTCCTCTAGTCCTCTGAAGACACAACTAACAATCACAATAACAGCCCTTGGGGAATTCCCCGTGGGCTGTTATCATTTCCGCAATGGACACAAAGTTATGCACCAAATGCGCAAAAGAGCTTCCCAGTACCCTAGAGTTTTTTCGCCCTAACCATGGCGAAATAAGCAGCGTTTGCATTACATGTCACCGCACTCAAAAGAAAGCTGAAAAGAAGAGAGCTAAGGGACGAAGGGCAAATAACCTAAGCAAGCTGGAGGCAGCGGGGGTAGACCTATATGTACAGGCTACGCAGACGGGCGGCAGCAATATACCCCATTCTGCCGAAGTAATTGAGCGTGTTTTCCAGTATTTTGGCGGGGTTGGCGGGTTTTCAAGCATCATAGTCAAGCAGTATTACGACTCTCCACCGGGAGGGACTGCAAGAAACAGGCTCATTGAGACTATTGTCAGGCTTGTAGCAAAGAATGTGGAGCAAGGTGGGGCAAAGAAGCCGCTAACCTTGTGGTCAGAAGACGAGCTAGAAAAAGAACTAGAGTCCAGATTCAACGACGCTTTATTAACGTACAAGGGAATCACTATCAATGGCCAAGCAACACCCCTTATCGCCGCCCCCGCCGATTCTGCCGATGCCGCCAGTATTGAAAAAGCCTTGCTTGACGCAGTTTCAAAAGGACGAGATCAAGAGTTTGCAGTCGGAGATACGGGAACGAAAGATAGAAGCGTTGAGACTCTACGAGCCAACGGAGATGCAGTCGCTGATTCATAGGGCAACTGCATCAGAAGTTCTTGTTATCGGTGGAAACCGTAGCGGAAAAAGCCTGTGTTCGTTCGTAGAGGACGCACGGGCAGTTACTGGGCAAGATCCATTCGATAAGTACCCCAAGGCAGATGGCATTTTAGTCGTAATCGGGAAGGATTGGCGGCACATAGGTATGGTGGCGTACCCCTATTTGTTCAAAAAAGGTGCTTTTAAGATCATTAAGGACGAGGTTACGAAGGAATGGCGGGCATATAGGCCCGGTACAGACGAGGCTAGACGCAAAGAATCTATGCCAGCACCACCCCTAATCCCTCAAAGGATGGTTAAAAAGATCAGTTGGGTGTTGAAAAGTGCCAACTATATCCAGAAAGCAGAGCTTCATAACGGCTGGACTATCTACTTCTTCTCAAGTGAGGGTGATCCCGTACAGGGCTACGCCGCAGATAGGGTACATTGTGACGAGGACTTAAACAATGAGAACTGGATCAGTGAGTGTCAGGCCAGATTAGTAGACAAAAAGGGTAAATTTTGTTGGTCGGCAATGCCCCACTCGACTAATAATGCACTATTAACCCTTAAGGAACGTGCTGATGCAGAGCTAGAACAGCGCAAGGAAAACCCTGACATAGTGCAGTTTAAGCTCAGATTTTTAGATAATCCCCATATTGATGAAAAGGAAAAGCAAAAATCCCTAATTAGGTGGAGTGCGAGCGGCCAAGACGTTCTAAGAATGCGGGCTGAAGGCGACTTCATCACAGACAGCATTCTGGTTTACCCCACATTTGATATGCGGATTCACGGCTTCAGCAGATCGGAGCTTCCCAATGGTCAGGTTCCAGCCGATTGGTGCAGATATGCAGTAATTGACCCCGGTCATTCAGTTACTGCCGTGCTTTTTGCAGCAGTTCCACCGTCTGAAGAGTATGTACTGGTGTATGACCAGCTTTACTTACGGCAGTGCAATGCCCAGATATTTGGCGAGAAGTTTGCCGAGAAGATCAAAAACGGCTTTAGGGCTTTCATCATTGACGGTCACGGTGGGCGACTTCGGGACATCGGCTCAGGCCGCCTCCCCATAGAACAGTACACAGAACAGCTTATTAAGCGTCAAATACGCAGCGAAGTTACCGGAAGCTCGTTCATTGCCGGATGTGATGACATCCAAGCCCGCTGCGAAGCAACCCGTAATTACCTACATATTAAGCCGTCTGGGACTCCAACCCTAAGAATCCTGACTGAATCAGTGCCGGATTTAGAGAGAGAGATCAAGCGATACCGCAAGAAGGTAAACATTGTCGCTGGGACATCAATTGTGACCGATAGCCCTCTTACAAGAGGGGAAGTTCACTTGTGTCAGTGCATGGAATACCTGTGCGCATACCGCCCAAGTTATCATCGTCCACCAGTAACTGATGAAGTAGAACCGTGGTGGGTTAAGTTTCTGGCCGAGAAACGTAAGCGTCGTGGCATAACAGAGGATTCGTATGTATACTTAGGCCCACAAGGAGACTCCACAAATGATGAATGATGAAGTATGGCGAATGCCGACCGTACAGATTGGGGACTGTGTTCTTTTTAGCATGGACATGGATAACTTTTCTAAGCCGACAATTGGGTGGATTACACGGGAGCCGGGGGACAGCACAGTTCAAATTCTAGTATTCACAAACAACGGCTTTGTTGAAAAACCATCAGTGCATCACAAGGACGATCCAAGCGTCCACGAAGATCACGGCTGGCAACACCTTGGTTGTTGGGACTACGCTCCGCAGACTAGAGCTATTTACGGCCTCAAAGACGTACTTACGCCAGTCTTACTAGAGGAGGCTTCAGTTGAACGACAACTTGCCGCCCGATAGTCCACTGCGACAGATAACTGCTACTTGGGTTAAAAAGCTAGAGCAGGCCATTAAGTACAAAAAGCCTTTTGCAGATGATGCAAAAGAGGCCATGAACTTCTATGATGGCGAAAACAACTGGATGTGGCGAGACGGCTACGCCAGAGGAGATAGGGGTTACAACTCTAATATCTCGCCTCCTAGTTTTAGGATGCAGATTAACAAGGTTTTTGAACTCGTAGAGATTATGGGCAGTGTCATTTACCACCGGAACCCGGTGCGTACGGTGACAATCATGCAGTTCCCAGAGATTTCCCCTGACGCGCTTGGCCTGCCCAATGTGCCAACGCCTGAATCTATTGCGCAGCTTACCCCAGAACAGATGCAGATTCTTCAGCTATTGCAGCAGCAAGAAGACACAAAGCGTGGCCGTGCAGTTGCAGCCCAGCTAATCCAAGCCTACCTAAACTGGACTCCTGTTGAGCTAGACCTAAAGACGCAGGCACGAAAAGTAGTCAACGAGGCCATGATTAAAGGGGCTGGCGTGTTTTGGACTGAACTGGTCTCGCTTGAAACTTCCGGCGATAACCAGACACCCGCAGTAAAAATGATCGGGAGTTTTTACGACACGATTGACTCGCTCTTGATAGATCCAGACTTTGATAACCGGGATGATTCCCTGTGGTGTGCGCGTCGGTGCGTTAAGCCAATTGGAGAAGTGGCCAAGGAGTACAACGTTCCCGAAGAAGAACTGCGCAAGCACCTTAGCAGCGGTCAGACTATTCGGGCAGACAACGAGGCAAGAGACAGCAAAAAGAAGGCTGGCAAAACCAACGATCTAATTACTTACTACCGCATCTGGAGCAAGACTGGAGCGGGAGACCGTCTTAAGGATAGCCCCAAGGACAACAGGGGAGCTTTTGACGCACTGGGCGATTACGTTTATCTAGTAATTTGCGAGGGTGTCCCGTACCCACTAAATATCCCGCCAGCAATTCTAGATCAAGAAATCGAGGAGGAAACTGGCGTTCCAGCAGAGCTTCTTGCCAGAGCATCGTGGCCAATCCCGTACTTCTCTGATCCGCAGGGCTGGCCGTACACAATGCTGTCATTTCACACTAAGCCTAACTATGCTTGGCCAATTAGCCATATTCGCCCAGCTATTCCAGAACTTCGCTTCTTGAATTGGGCAATGAGTTTCTTGGCTACACGAATCTCCACAAGCTGCGAGACAATGATTGGCGTGTCTAAAGCAGCCGATCAAGACCTCAAAGACCAGCTTTTGGCCCCGTCGCAGGGTGGCTTTAAGATTGTGGAAATCAGCGAAATGATTGGCCGCTCCGTGAACGATGTTGTTTCAGTGTTTCAGTTACCACAGGTAACAAAAGACATGTACGACATTATCAGTGCAGTGTCGGATATGTTCGATAAACGCACGGGTTTGTCAGAACTCACATATGGAACTACCCGTGCGCAGTATAGAAGTGCCGCAGAGGCACAAATTAAGCAAGAGAACATTTCCATAAGACCCGACAACATGGCCAACGAGCTTGAGGATTGCATGTCACTCCTTAGCAGGCGAGAAGCACTGGCTGCTAGGTGGCTCTTAGAAGCTACCGATGTGGCCCCTGTTCTTGGCCCACTTGGTGCGATTGCTTGGGAAAAACAGGTAATGACCAGAGACATCGTTACGCTCACAAGGGACTTTCTTTACAGGATCGAAGCTGGGTCAGCAAGAAAGCCTAACAAGTCTACCCGTGTTGAACAGATGCAAATGGCCATTCAGACGCTTGGCCCAATTCTGCAACCGGTAGCAATGGCAGGAGTTGTGCAGCCGTTTAACGCTCTTATTACAGACTGGGCAGACAGCTTGGACATTGACCCACTGCCATATCTGTTGCCAGAGCCACAACCACCACCGCCGCAAATGATGCTTCCACCACCGCCGGATGTACCGGGGGCTGCGCCTCAAGACAGCACTCCTCCCTCTGTTGAGATGAGCGCGCCCCCGGTGCTATCGGATAATGAAATGCCACCACCCCAGCAGCTTGAACAAATACCCCCGGAATTGCAGCAATGATTGTGCTAGAAAACTTCCTCCCACCAGACATTGCTGCCGCAAGCGAACAGGTTCAGGCCCACTTCTTGAAGATGATTGCCGAAGGGCAGACTATAAGATGGTCTGAAATGTGCGCCTTGCAAATGCCGCCGGGTGTTAGAGGCACAGACAGGGCTGTTATGCAGGATAGGAATAACGGCGAATGGCTAGACAAAATGCCGCCTAAGCAAGCTAGAAAAATTCTGGGTGACGCTAAACATGCTGGCATTAGCACTAGCGGCAAATACTACATGAGCGGATTGGCTGATAAGCGTGGCCCCGGCGATCCGCATGCATGGATTGAGAGTTCGGCAGACATACTCAAAGTAGCCAAAGAGCGCAACCTGCACGTTAATGGAATTGTTGATTACGAACCAAGAGAAGTAGAGAAAGCAGCATCAAAGCCGTTAAGCGACTCCCTAGTAAAAGAGCTATCAGCAAAAGAAAAAAAGCTCAATCCAAAAGCAAGCGCAGGAGAGCTAAAAGAGCTAGTTATCGGTAAATACGCACCTAAGCACAAGCGAGGCTGAAAGCAATGTTTACCGCTCAAGATATTGTCGAATACATGCTGGCCTCAGTTGGTGGAGGCGCGCAGGACGGCGAACACAGAGCGGTAAGAATGGCCGTAGTAAACGGCGCAAGAGAAGTAATGCAGACGCGACAGTGGCTTTGGTACACGCGCACAGGGTATTTCAACCTAAACGATACAAGCACGACAGCGTATGTAGTTCAGGGAAACCCATACATTACCGTCGCAAGTACAGCAGGAATCTATGCTCAAAGGATCTTATCGTTTTCGAGCGCGGGGCTGTTTTCGCAACTCCCAAGAGTCGAAAGCACATCTCTGTCGGCTACTGGATTTATTAAAATCAATCAAGCAGCGGTCGGCAGCGTCGGCTATACCCCACAGGCGATAGCGACGATTGCGTCGGCAGCTACAACCATTACCGTGCCTAACGGCACAAATATGACAAAAATTGTTGTAGGGCAGATAATTAGCGTTGGTGCAGATGGCACAAATGTTGCAATCTTTCCGCAAAACACCAAGGTAACGAACATAAACGGCCTTGTCGTCACTTTAAGTCAGCCAGCTTTGTCTGCCGGATCAAACACAATTATCAATTTTGGTGCTGCCTACAACATGACAGCACAGACTTTTTACGAGCTTCCGGCCAACGTCAAAGATATTGACGCACTGGTAACGCAATCTGTAGGGACTCTCCACTGTTACCTGTCACCGGCTGATTGGCAAAGGATGGAGACTAATAGCAGCGGTTCCGGCGAACCTTACTACTACACCATCATGCGGTCAGACGTTAGCGAAAACTACCAGATCAGGTTTGTCGGAGTTCCAACGTCCGGAACAGCCGTGTACTACACATACAGGTACATTCCAGAACCAATCAAATTCATGGGGTATGAGGCCACTTGCAGGCAGGGAACTGCGTCAAGTTCACTCACGGCTACAGGGACGTTCTCAATATCAACCCAAGCAATCACGATGACGGATACAAGCCAAATTGAGCCGGGTTTTGCCGTAACGGGGGCTGGCATTGCAGCCGGAACAACTGTATCTAGCGTTACCAATAGCACGGCGATTGTTGTAAGTGTTAATACAAGTGCGGCGGGAGACCTTGCCGCACTCACGTTTACTGACCCAGCAGGCCTGACTATGTTCGGTGCTGGCACAGATTTCCCGCCTAACATGCTTAATTGCGTGATTCGCTTTGGCACTGCTACTAACGAAGCAGACGGGGTAGGGTCAGTAACTCCGTATGTGTATCAGCGGGAGATAGCCTCTCGGATAAACAGCAAGAAAGTGCGGCTTACAGAAGCCTTGCCCGCAACAGTGGCAGTTAAGTATGCGATTAGCGACATAATTGACTGTAGTCCACAGATGTACACAGCTATCTTAAGTGCTTGCGAAATGTGGTATGCGAGGCTAGCCGGGAAAGCCGCTGCCCCAGTTATGGAAGTGTACAAGCGTGATCTTGTGCTGGCTTTTGAGAACGACGTTATTTCGCCCATTGGTGGACGAGCAACTAGCATGATTGCCCCAACACCAAGAACGGCTGGCTGGTACTCCCCATCGTTTCCAGATATGGGCTAATAAATGAAAGCTACTAAATGGCTGGGCTTGTTTAACACAATCTCGGCCTATTTGCTGCCTCCAACAGCAGCAGTCATCCAGAACAACTTACAGAGCATTCGCCCCGGAATGCTAACTCCTCGCCGTGGAATGTCTAGAAGGGCTGGCTCACTGCTTGGAAACGCAGTTTTGGCCTTATACCGCAAGACAAGGGCAAGGCTTCCGGATCATCTAATACTCTATTCGTTCACTAAGACTGCGACAACGAGCGGAGGGTCGGCGTTTAGTTTCCAGTATTTGTACTCAGCACAAAGAATACAACAAGACCCGGTTACTCTCACTTACCAAATTGACGACGTTTATCAAGACACAGGCACTGCCGTAACGTGCGTATTGGCAATCAACAGCCGTGTTGCTGTAACGTCATCCACTACAGAACGAGTTCGCGTAGGAGACAAGGCTCTCGGTGCTAGCATCCCAGACGGCACTGTAGTGCAGGCAGTTACTGCAACAACAATAACGCTTAGTCAAGCGGCCACGGTGTCTACCGCCGCAGGGCAAACTCAGACAATGACAATTTTCCCCGGCTCAGTAAGCGTCCCTTCGTTTGCAGAAGACAGGCACGGAAGGCTGTACATGTTCTTTGGCAACGGCATAAAGCCACAGATGCTGCGAACGGACGCGACGACGACAGTAGACGTTGGAATAGAAAGCCCGCAGGCCTTGGCAACAGTCTCAGCCTCCGGCGCATCCATGTTTATTGAGCGTGTAGATGTTTATAACGGCGGTGGTGGCTACTCCCAAGCGCCAGCGATTTCGTTTGCTGGCGGTGGCACAGGCATTAACGCTAAAGCAACGGCAATTATAGACAACGGCACAATAGCATCAGTAGAAGTGACAAGCGGCGGCAAGCTCTACACAGCTACCCCGCAGGTGACAGTTACTGACACTGGCCGAGGCGCGGGATTTGCTGGGGTAGCTACATTATCAAAAGCAGAACATAGGTTTGGCCCAGAAGTGGGTGTTCCAATAACGCCAACTTATACCGGGAATGTGCTAACAACAATAGGCACTACGGAATCCTATTTGTACTCATATGTTTCTAGCGTACCCACAGTTCGGCAAGTTGGCGCAACGGCAGACGCTACCACAGTCGTGGGCAGCAAAATAATTACGCTTACTTCAAATGCAAATATGCAGATAATTGGCGGGCAGGCACTGGTAGGTACTGGAATCCCAGCCAGTTCTGTAGTGGTTAAGGTGACTCCTACGGGGCAATACTTAACAGACACTACAGTTGAGATGTCGCTGGCCGCAAGCGCAAGCGCAACTGTACCCGTGTCGTTTTATACTCTATCAGGGCTTTCGTTTGATATTGCTACGAGAGAGTACAGCGGAATTTTCCCTTTTCTGTCTACAGTTACAGAGGGAACTGGCGCACAGGCACAAATTACGTTCGCAGAAAAGTCGTCTGCGTTCAGGATCGCAGCAACACCTATTCCCGTCACCAGTCCGGCCTCGCTATACACCGGAATCCTTATATCAGCGACATACGAACCGGACTTACCAACTACTAGGAACTTCCTGACCTACTACGGCTTCTTCGGCGGTCAACCTCACAACTGGGGGCTGCTAGCTGCTGCGAATTATGGCCGATGGGGTGCTTATACAAGAATTAGCACCTCTACAGACGGTTGGGGCCGACCAAACGCACCCAAAGAAAACTTTTGGTTTCCGGACTACAACTACATAAGGGTTTTTAGCCACACAGGAACTAAGTCTGACCAAAACATAAATCAGTGGACTGCGCAACAATGCCCAGTGGTTTATGTATCTGCAAGGAAGGCGTACATTGATGTAACGCTGTTTCCAGAGCAAGCAGCAGACGGGGTTCCCAGTCCGGTCGCCATTGACGCAACAAATCCAGTTGTAAGGTTTTACCTTTCGTATTGCCCGACTTGGTGGGCAAGGAATTATCCAGATCCTTTTAATGGCACGGTAACAGAGAATGCTGTTTTGTATCAACAAACTAATATGGCACAGCGATGGAGATGGCTTGGGTCAAACACATCGCCAAAACCAATTGTTGACTTTTGGCAAACAGGGCATACGGCTAGCCCCGGTGGTTTTACCGACAATCAGATTGAAAACAGTCAGTTTGGATGGAATCAAGCCAGTTCCTTTTTAGTAATACATCCGGGGTCTGGGCATAATGCAAATGCGACGTTCAAGGTAAAATTTGTAGTGGGCAGAACCAACCCTCCTTTTCCATCCACAAGAGATGGTTACGCAAGAAATTCATCTTATCAAAACGGAAACCTTCAAGACGGTCTTCCCGTACTCCCTGCCGACATTTCTTACACCAATGGCGTATTTAACATTACGTTTACGGCGGATACTTCAGATCCGGGCGCTGGCGTAACTAGCCTGCCGTGGACTATCACAAAAAGCGTGGTAGCAGTCCAAGGCAGTAAATACAACACAGTGAATAATGACCTTGGAATTGTATTGACGCATACAACTACGGCGACCGGCGTGCCGTCTGCTAATTTCACCAACCTCAAGACAACTGGTGTTAAATCGAGTGTCGAGAATCCTACAGACAGAATTGAAACCGTAACTGTAAGCCTGCCCGGAGCGAACTACACGGGACAGCCTACATTCTCTTTAGACACGCCGTCTGGGAATGGGTACGGAGCGGAGCTATCTGCGGTAATTGATCCCGTCACTGGTGGACTTACCAAGGTAAACGTAATTGACGGCGGGCATGGGTATACGGACAACGGCTTTCTGATTGGAACAACGACACCTACTCCAAGCCTTAGTGCAGTAATGCGTCCGACATTCAAGGGAACTTATAGCTGTGCGTACCGATACGCCGATTGGACAGACACAGTAGTAGGAACATGTTATGCAACAGCAACATCCGGCGGGATGACCCAGCCTACATGTATTGTAGATAGCGATGGTCAGGCCTTAATTAAGACGGGCTATGTTCTAGACGGCGGTCTGTTTAGGTTTCAAACAAAAGCGACATCAGTGTCGGGCGCGTCAATCTCTTTGAATCGGCCTACGACAAACCGAGCAGCAAATTCTTACAAGGGGGCTATTCCCGGCGAAGTTATAGCCTCAGGAGCTAAGTTTGCTGCTAATCCGGTAATAACGTTTGCGGAAGTGGGCATGAGTATTGCTGGCTCGGGCATCCCGGCAAACACAACTGTCACTGGCATTGTTAGCCCAGTTATTACGATAGTCAACGCTCCTGTGACGGCAACAACTGCTACATGCCATACGATGACTGGCCAGCCGGTTATATGGGACGGCACTAGGATAACTGCTGTTCCGGGTTTCGTGGGCGCAACACCGACAATTAACCTACCGGTAACGGGGCCGGGCATTCCGGCAGGAACCACCGTTACGGCTATTTATGGATCGCAATACAAAACCGTAACCGGGTGCAGTGCAACCGCTGGCTCAAACAATATCACAACAACAACGGCTGCCCCAAATAACTTTCAGTTATTTTTTGTTGGGCAAGTTTTACAAAGTACAACTTTGTTTCTCCTTAACCCCGTATCGGTTCATAGAATTACGGCTATAGCAGCCAACGGATTGTCGCTAACAGTGTCGCCGCCTACCGTAAATGCGGGAACCAATATAGCCGTTAGGGGCATGCCAACGCTTCAGATTTCGGCAAACGCAACAGCTACTTCCAATTATTATGCTGCGTCGCCGTTGATACCCATTTATGTCACGATGACGTTTACCTCGGCAGCATCCTACTCAACCACAACTTCTGAACTAACTCTATCTAACGTTGCCACCTCAACGTCAGAAGTAACTCTATCGCTGGTTAGTCCCGTTGTGAAGCGACTTGGAAGCACCACCCTCAATAGCACTACGGTCACTACAGCAACAACAATTGGGTTTCAGATAGGCCAGCACATCTCGGGGGCGGGAATTCCGGGCGGCACATATATTCTCGCAATGACTGATGTTGCCATAACGCTAACTAATCAAGCTACGGCGACATCTGCGTCACCAATAATGCTGTCCTGTGGGTGGCTAACCACAATTCGGGACATGACGAAGCCAATTGCGTACAGCAATTTCTCGCCAATTGCAACGGTGTCGGCAGGGAGTACGGCAAATTCAACTGGGCAACTAAACTGGCTGTGGGGTTCAAGCGTAACTACGCCCGACCGTGCAGAGATCGTAGAAACGTGGCGCACCAACGGCGACCAGTCGCTAGTGTTTTACCGTTCGGAAGTCTGGGCAAAAGCCACTCCACAAACGTCAATAGTTCTAGTAGAAAAACTACCAGACAGTGCCGCCCTAACGCTACAGAATGCCTTGCGTGGGTATGCAGCGGGCAGTAGCAGCGCCGACTACACATCAGACGAAGCACTGTTTGATTTTAACCGTACATTTTACGCAGCAATGCCAGTTGTGCTTCCAAACGGCGGGCTGAACGCTTTTAGATTCGACCAGCCAAGAACAGACATGCGAGTGTGTGCCGCCTATAACGACCGGCTTTGGTATGCGGTGTCTACAAGCGGCGTTGACACAAACACCATTTTCTTTAGCGAGTATGATGAATTTGAAAGCTGCCCAGAAACAAACGCCTTGACTATACAGAACAATCAAAAGCTAACGGACAGCCTTACGTCTCTCATTCCCTACGGATCAGTGCTAATTGCAGGCCAAGAGAACCATCTTTATCAGGTGACTTACAGCACTGATCCAGCAGTTGATGCCAGCGTGTCAATGCTTGCCCACCGTGGTATCTATAACCAGCGATGCTGGGACATTTACGACGATGAACTGTACTGTCTAGATCGCCGTGGCATGTACACCATGACGCAATCCGGGCAAGTAACACCCATCAGTGCAGCAGTTGATTCTTACTGGATAGACAGGGACATCGAAGCGACACGGACAGAAGCGTTTTTCATTAAGATTGACAGCAGTGCGGCAGTAGTGCGGGCGTTTGTTGTCGTACGCGATGCTAACGCTCCCGGCCCCAACTTAGTGCTGTGTTACTCAATCAATACCAAGACATGGTGGACGGAGACATACCCAACATGCATTACAGCAGCGTCTTCGTTTAGGCCAGAATCCACGCTTATTCACGACGATGTGTATGCAGCTATAGACGGTGGCGTGTACGCGCTAGACGGCCAGAACGACAGTGGCTACAGAAGCATTACATCTGTAGAAGTGACGGCTAATGGCTCTGGGTACATTACGCCACCCAATGTAGTCGCTGCTACCTCGCAAGGAAGTGGCGCTAAGTTTCAAGCATTGCTCAAAAACGGCACTGTGTCCGAGATACTCGTTATTGACAGGGGTACTGACTACGGCGTTATAACAAGTACGGTGGGAAGGCGAGGTACGCTTACGCTAGCGAGCGGCATCTACACAGCCGCCCTTGACCTTCCATTTCTGGCAAGGATCAATGAGTCTGTACAAATACAACGTTATACAGACAGCACCTACCGAGTTCTGCTAGGCGAAGAAAAAACAGTCACGATAGCTACTGTGCCTGTGTACGGCGGCGCTACTTATCCGCGAACTGCATTCTTTGGGACATTGGCTAACGTAAGTGGTGTGAACAAGATTACCGTGGAAGACCCATCTCTTCTTCTTGTTGGACAAGCGCTAAACGTGCTTAATGGCATTGTGGCAAATACATTTATAACAGCGATTGTCGGTAATTTGGTTACATTAAGCACAAACAGTAACGCAATTACTGCAGTACGAACTCAGTACAAATCGTACTCTCCAAAGCAGTTTACAAGCACTACCACAATTACTGTCACAGAACCAGATCCACCGTGGGGAGCGGGGCCGTGGAACGTCACCGTAACAACAGCCGAAACCGCAACGGCAGTCATCAGTCAGGCGTTTACAGATTCAGTAGCACTCCTGATTGACCCACCGGGTGAGGGCGGCACGACGGCTACGGCTGTAGCAAAGTGCCAGACACCCCCAAGCGAATTCGTTTTACAAGGAAATTTCATCGTTCAGGCAGGCGACTTGCTCCAGATAACATTTGCCCTAAAGCACCCGTACTTTCAGGGCGAACAAGTGCCAATTGAGTTCAAAACCTCTCTATTTGCTATCGTTCCAGCAATTCACAGTGCAAATGATGCAAACAATACAGTGACGGGTAGCTGGTATGTGTATGCCGTAACGGATTACACAATAACTATAATGGCAACCGGGGCGGGATCCGTTGACACCACTGGGCTGGCTAACTGTACGGCGCAGGGGTCAGGTAGTCAGCGGTTTACGGTAGGCTCTGTCTACAAGACCGGGGCGTTGGAGCTAGTCGCAGACGATAATACGCCAAAAATAGGCTCTAACTTTATGGACAGGTCTGTAACAGTGCTGTATCAGCCAACGAGCCAAAGCACATCGCTTGTTTTGCGGGAGTATTACAACAACTCCGATAACCCCCGTATCAACCAAATGGCCAGAAACAGGGGCACTGGGTTCATTCACGAACTAAACGGCGCACAAACTACGCTAGACATGTCAATTAGTAGAAGCGCCCTTGGGGTTGCTACGGGGGTAGCAAAGGCCATATTTGGCTCACGGACAGCCTCGGACATGTCGGGTGCGGATACTCACATTGCCGTAGAACTAATTATTCCAAGCGTGGTATTAGAGGAAGAGACCGATCTTGCCACGCCACCGGAGTTTTACGGATTAACTATAAACGGAATAGTGGGAAATGAAGCCAAAGACTAGCAAGACAGTATTTAATTCGTTGGTGTCTGGCGGGGTGTCGGCCCCTGCGGCAGCACAGATAGCCAACGCAATTGACAACAAAAACGCCGCTCAAGTGGCCCATTCAGCCAGCTACTCGGATGCGACTAACAAAGCTGCGCTTCGGATGGTGAGTGCAGATACTCGCAAATATGAGCTTACTAACCTAGATTTTAGGCACGAAAAGCAGTACCAGCAGGCGGCAACCAAGACAGAAAGAGTGTTTTCTCCACCCCCTGTGGATCATCCCTACAAGGACAGTCAGCCGCAGCTAATAAATAGCCCGTTATCTTCAAGCCCTATTTTGGCAGGGCCGTACATAAAGACCGTAGACACGGTTACATCCGGTGCAGTCCAAAGTACAGTCGCCTTAAATATAGGATTGGCAACCGGAGTGAACCTGAGAATAAACAAAGGAAGCCAGACATTAGAAGCTGTTCCCATGACGGTCAGGAACACAACCAACTTTCCTTTAACGTATTCTTTTGACAGTACCGAACAAGGAATTGAGTTAGTGCTTACTGGAGCCAATTTGGTAGAATTTGAGTTTCCTATTAACGCTGTATCCATCGCTGGGGTTCCCAACCCAGCTCCAATAAAAGCCTTAATGTTTATGAAGTAGAGAGCAGCACAAGTATGTTTGATACTAAAATACCCCTTACAGCACAGCAAGGCATTGGCTATGCCGGACAGGCCGCACGGGTGCAGAAGCCGTATGCAGTTGCTGGAACTGGCAGCGCACAACAGTCCCGCAATGCCTTTGCTGATGCAGCAGCCAGAAGGCAGTCAACTACTGCAAATCAGCAGCTACAAGAGTATGCGAACCAATACTCGTCGCAGGCACAGGCAGCACGCGCCGCCGATGTGCAATCCCAGCGATCTAACCTAGTTCGCCAGCAGGGGACTTCGCTAGAAAAAGAAACTATGCAGCGGCAAATTGCGATGACGCAAGCACAGAAAACAGCCGACATTAACACGCAAATTTCAGAATCACAAAAAGACGCTCAAACCCGTAAGTCGCAAGCCATCTTCAATATGCTTATCGGATCAGGCCTTCTCACTGGCCCGATGGGTACTGGGGCAGGATCGTATGTGGCTGGCAAAGTTGGCAATCGGTTTACTGGTGGTGGTGGTGGGATGCTTTCAGGCTTGCTTGGTTCTGCTGGGCCAGCGATTGGGCCAGCAATTAGCGCCTCCGCAATGTTTCTTTGACTTAGTAGGTGTTGTTAAATGTTTAGCACGGAAGGTTTTACGCCAACTTATGGCGCACCGGCAACACAATCGTACGGCGCACTGCGTCAGTCTAGAAACAACGCCGCAGCAGACTCTGCGTTTCAAAGCGACCAGCGACAGTTCCAAGCACCACAAGCGTCTCGCGGTCTTTCCGCTGGAAGCAAAGCACTTCAGTATCGTGCAGGCATTGCGTCAGACGCACAATCCGCACAGGGAGCATCGGCACTTAACAAGATATACCTAGACCAAGTAAATCAGTCACAGAAGGCTGGCTTGGAACGACAAACTGGATTAGCAGGGGAGAGGGCAGGGCTAAGGGATTTAAGGTATTCGGCACAAAAGCAGCAGCAAGAATATGACCTGACCAAGGAAAGTGACGTAATGCAGCAGCTTTTGGCCACTTTGTCCCGATCAGCCCAAGAGCAAATTGGCAGGACAAACAGAAACTCCTCGCTGACTTATTCTATTTTAGGCAACCTTTTTTAAGGCACATACCATGTCGCACAGCTTTGCCATATGTCTTTCCGATCTCAAACCATCATGTGTTCAAAGAATGCTTGGACACGCACTGTCTAAGCAAAGCCGCACACAAGGCCCGAAAAAACTGTTTCGTGGCCAGACAGATCCAAACGAAGACTCTGAAGACGACGACGATGTGGAAGATCCAAGCGAAATAGAAGAGGACGAGAACTCTAAACTTGTGGATTTAGCCGAAGAAAAAAGGGGTAGCTCCCGTCCACCGCAGGCTACAGAGGACGATTTTGACGAGGGCTTGGTACGCAAAACCATGACATCTAACAAATCTAACCGAATGCCTAAGGTGGTAAGCAAGGGCAAGATGCCTAAGCAGTAAGATGGTTAAACCCAATACCAAAAAGCCACCTCGCGGTGGTTTGCCTGAACCCCCATCGCGCTTCTACATTGCGCGGGGCGGCGACCTTGCAGGGCAGCTTGCCCTAAAGCTGCGTACGCCGGGAGAGCATCTTGGACAAGCTGCTGACGCTCTGTATTCAGCAGCGATTGAGCATCTCAAGCTGAAGACTGATGCCACGAAGGTGTACGGAGAGGCGTATAACAAAATTGGCGCTTCTCAGCAAGACGCTCTGTTTACGGCACTTGCCCAAAACCGCGATCATCGCATGGGGAGCAAGAGCAACCCGCTAACGCCCAGCCAACAGGACGAAGTAGCCCGCAAAGTTGCAATCATTAAAAAAGCATTTGGCAAGAGTGATGAACAAAGCGTTCTTCCTGAACTGCCGGTTTTAGAGTCTATCGCAGACAACCCATCTCAAACCAAATTAGATGAAGCTCAGTACCTTGAGGCAGTGTCGGAACTGAACTCACAGCAGCTAGAGGCGTTAATAGCCGCCAACGGACACAGCGCAATCATAGGCGAGGTGCTGAACCACACAAGACAAAACTTCCCTAGCAGCGAGGTGGACAACCGACTGCGCACTAATCCAAGGTACTCATCCGCACAGAATGCGTTAAAGCAAATAGGCAAGGCTCACCCAGAATTACTTAACTTAATAACAGAGGGCTTTCCGCTTAACGAGATGTCACTACCAAAAGATGTAGTAGATGACACTAACCGAAACCGACAGGGCGGGGCATTTGCGGCACTGGTTGGTGCAAAACAGGCAAAACTCGCAATTCCAGACGACAGACTAGACCGGCGAACGCTACGAAAAAGTCCCTCAAGGCAGTCAACTGCACAAGCCATTGCCATTAAAGCATCTGGCCAACAACCAGAGCTTCTTCCTTACGTTCCAGTCCCAGACAAGCCGAATATCACCACTAATCTAAATACGATAGACGGCCCATACATCACAAAACAAAGTGTGGCTGGAACCGAATCGCAAGCCAAACGAGCAGAGATGGCCGCGCTGCATGACCAGCAGACAATGTTTCAGAAGCTACAGGACAACTTAAACAATATCTCTACACAGCAAGGCAACGTGCCTATTGAATCTGGCGCTGTGGACGTTGGCGTAGATGACTCTGGTTCGCGGTTTGCGCAGATTGCTCCGGGCGCAACACCGGGAGAAAACCACAAGAAAATCAACTTAGACATGATGTTCCCGATTTGGCGTGCTTTAGTGCAGCAGCTATCGGAGGATGGTAGGTCTATTGTGTGGGGCCGCATGACACCGCACCAGATTGCAGACGGCTTAATCTATATCGCTAACATGCACGGCAGCATCAATCCAGAGACGTTAATTCCGGCAATTACACGGGCTATGGATGAAGCCCCGGCTTCTATTAACGCAGACTCCGCGCTGGCTGAACGCTGGGAGCGCGCCGCAGCGCATGAGGGGCAGAAGTACACAACCGAGGGCCGGACAGAAGCCTTAGTGCAGCAAGCAAGAGATCAATTAAGAGACCAATATGCGGAGATAGATGTTGACGACGGCTTAACGCAGGAGTCGCTGCCGTGGAACGAACCAATTCCAGAAGGCGACGAAGCGCTGACAGCAATTCCGTTTGACTCAAGACTTCCAGATAGCACAGTTGAGCCGGTACGACAGCAGGCAATGGTTATAGACCAGACACCAACTGTGGCTGACGAAATGTTTCAGCAAGGACTCCTTACCGAAGAGGAGTATGCCGTCTTAAAAAAGTGGCATGATGACAACCCCAAGTACATTCCAGCCCCCGAAGAAACCAAGCCAAAGCCCATGACGAGGGCGCAGGCACAGGCTAAAGATGCAAAAGATGCAGCCGGTTGGTGGGCTGGGTGGCATGGCCAGCAAATGCCGGACACGTTGCTGGAAGGGCAGCAATCAGGTGCAGACATAGAGGCACTGCTAGGAAAACTGTTGCCGAGTAATCCGGAAAGCGTAGACGCACCCTCTGGCGTTGTCGCGCCTGCCTACAACAGCACAACTGATGTGTTTCGGGGAGTAGACAGGAGGCCAGCCCTTGGGCATCTTCTGGCAGGCGGGGAGGCAGAGTTCCCTAATAACATGACTCAGGAACAGTTTGGTGCGTACCAGAATCAACTCAATGCAATTCTAGGTACTGCTAAAGAACCCGAGGCAATGCCAGCCCAGCTTAATGCTCACCAGTGGTACAATTCACCGCAGAGAAATCAGGGAGTTAATGAAACAGACCTGTTGGATCAAAAAGCAAACAGGACACAGGTTAGTGGTGAAGTGCAGCAGACAGCGGGCGGCCCTGAAGAGTATATGAATAATCTAAGGGCATCACTCCTTGGCAACCGAGAAATACAAAACAACCTAGACGCAACAGAAGCAATTATTAAGAAGCCAGAGATTCAACAAAGCCCAATGAATATGGGGCCAAGTTTCTTTACAAGACAAAGCGATAGTGGCGTAAAAGAACTTGTTCCTCAAGAAAACGCAACTCAATCTGCAATTGAACGACTGTTGCAAAGTTTACTAGAACAGCAAAGGAAATAGGATTATGGCAGGCAAGACCAAAGCTAAAACAGGCAAAACAGGTGCTGCACCAGTGCAGACACCACACGATCTCGTCATGCAGAGAGTTCTTGAGGGAGAGGCGGTGACGAGGGGTCAGATCGAACTGTATGAGAAGCAGATGGCGTACTTGCGCGCTCAGTTTGTAGAGGGAAAAATATCATATCCCGAAATGCGCGTTAAAGCAGAAGACTCCATTAGGCGAATGCAGACACTAACGGGCATGGCTGTTGAGGATATAATTACTACATACTTAAAAACAGAACCAGTTTCCGGTGGAACGCAAACGCTTCCCGAAGTACCGCCGCCCGCTAGTGGCAAGGGCAAGGGCAAGGGCAGGGGTAGGGGAAAGAAGAAAGACGAAGCAACGGAACCGGCTGCTGAAGGTACTGGCGAAACAACCCAAGATACGACTCCTCCAGCAGAGGAAACAGACCCTAACCTAAAGCCGGTTCCTGATGCAGAGACAGACCCTAACCTAGTGCCGGTTCCTGATGTAGAGACAGCACCATTAACTGACGAGGAAAAAGTTCAAGCGGCTACTGCACAAATTTTACAAGACCGCGCCGAAGACGCTGCGGCTAGAAAACAGGCCGCAAAAGGTGGGGCAAAAAAGGGGAGGGCAGCGGGGGCAGCGGCTAAGGAAGAACTTCTTGTAGACGAGAAGCTAAAAGCTGAAGCAGCAGCGCGCGGTGGAAAAAGAAACCAAACCGCTGGTACGGCTGGCCAAGCCGATGGCACTCCAAAAACCGACATGCAAGCGGCATGGGATGCGTTAGTAGCACAGTCTGAAGCAAGACATAATGCATCAACGGGTTATTTGAATAAGCAGCAGGCAGCTTTGGAGGCCGTGAACAAACAGCATGCAAACCTACAGACACAGTTTAACGTACTGCAAGCACAGCTAAACTCCCAAAATCGCTCTAATAACATGCCCGGAGCAGGCGGCGGCGGTGGCGGGACTACTGGTGGTGGCACTACTGGCAGCACTACTGGCGGGCCAGTTGTTACTTCCGATGGCTACTCTACACGCGCTCTTGGTGCAGCGGGACTGGGTGGGGCCGGACTCGCAGCGTTGCTTAATGGTTTAACCTCAGACAAGCAGCAGCAGCAAGCCCCACTTCCACCTTCAACGCCAGCTTGGCAAATGCCAGAAGCGGGAGAGCCAGCAACGTGGAGACAGGAACGCCAGAGATACCCAGATTACCCACAGCAGCAGGGCAGATACAACGGACGATGACAACTACTTAGGATAAAACAATGCCTTTTATAGAGACAGGTCGGCAAGTCAGTTTTCTGCCATCAGTAACAGCTACTACAACCGCTACTACATCAACTCAAGTAGTGCTGGGGCAGTTCGCGGGTGGACTTATGACCATTATAAGTGGCGCTCCCACAGCCGCTTCGCTAGAGTTTTGGATCGTACCGGACGACGGTTTGTCTGTACCCGTGCAAATTTACACAACGGCTGGTGCGGCAGTGACTGTTTCGGTAGTCAATAACAAGGCGTATCCGCTTCCGGACGAAGTGTTTGCAGCTAAAATAATTACATTCCGTGTAGGTTCCGGCGGGCCTGTTGTATTCACACTTAGCACAAAAACTTAATACTTGAGGAGCTACGCAATGGCAAAGCAAAAACCAACGGGCAACGGACGTAAGGCGAAGGGGTTTTACGAAGCACCTCCAAGCAAGATGGACTCAATGATTACCTCCGATGCAAATGGCACGGATGTAGCAAAGCAAGCTACCCCATTTCTGCGTACCGTACAGACCCGTATTGCCGGTGATTTCTCTGGTAAGAAACCCAAGCTCCCCCAACCAAATCCGCAGAACACGGACTCAGACGCACCAGACGTAACAAACGATAGGGTATTTGCCCATAGCGATCCTAAGAATTTACAGGCGCAGGGGAACGGCGGGAAGGTGCGAACGGCTGCGTACACTAAGAAAGATGCTGGTGTATACAATGCGCCTGCGGCAGAGTCACTTCCTCCCGCCGCTGCAAAACAGAGTGTGGTGGATCGCAGCCCAGCTTTAATTACTAAGCGAGTAGCGCCATACAAAGGCCCGGAACAGGGCTATTCTGTAGAGGCTCCACCACAGCAAGTGCAGAGGCATGCGGGTGGCCCGATCCGACACCTGATCCGAAGGCTGCTAGGGGGCATGATGGGTCACGGCGGGCATCATGGCGAAGGGGGCGGCGAAATGGCTGCGGCCCAAGCACAAATGGCAATGATGAATCAGACCATGATGCATCAGGTCGGAATGCAGGCAAACGCCCAAGCGTACGCTCGGAGCAATAACGAATGGCAGTCAGCGGAAAACGACAGACTGCAACAGCGCCAAGCAGCCAGCCAGACACCAGATACCTCGTTGCATACCTATCTTGCTATGGCCAGAAATGGCAATCCAGTAGAAGCGCACCGGCAGTTTGTAACAAACAACAAAATCCCACAGGCCTCAGATGCCATGCCGATGATGGGACAAGATGGCAAGCCTATGATGGGACAAGACGGCAGCCCAATAATGTCACCGGCTGTAAACAATCCGCATTATGGCAAACTAAATCAGCTATTTCACGCGGAAGCCTTTGCTGGGGCAAACGAAATACAGGACGGTTCGCACCAAAATTATCTCTTAAACGAATACATGAACGGCCTGAAAGATGACAGCCGGGATACTGGATATGACGAGTTAATGGCACACATTAAATCGCTTAACAAAAACTTTGTTATTAGGCCTAGAAATAATTCGCAAGCTCCTTCAACAGCAGGCCTCTTTACTCCACAGGAATACCAGCAGCAACCGGAGTTGCTAACCAGTGGACTTAACGCACCGGCTCCGGGGGAGTTGCTGCCATCTAAAACCCTCTCGCTGGGCGGGCCAGCTATGAATGGCAAGGGTTTTGGTAATCTGGAGAATGATGTTCAGTACCGAGAGCTTTCCAAAACCTACGGCAAACCACCGGCCAAAAAGAAGCCCAATTTCTACGGGTACTAGGGAGACACTATGGCTAGCTCTGGACTAATTAACATTCTGCGTCGTCGTTTGAATCGCAACAAACGAAGCGGGTCTAGCAAAACCTTTGACGTAGCAGACTTCATTATGAAGCATAGGCTTAATTTAGATCACTCCACGCAAGTCCTAGCAGATATTCCAGACACAACGGTTAAGCCACTAAAGTGGGAAGAGCTACAACAACAGTTCGATAAAGAGCAAGCAGAGTGGGCAAAGATGGAAGCTGCGCAAGTTAAACAACAACAAAAAGAAGCCAAAGAGCTAGCAAAGCAGAAAGAAGAAGGTTAATTATGGCGGCATATAACTACAATACACCCGGAAGCAACAGGTTCCAGAATGGCCCACCGGGCAGCGCTCAAGGGAGGGCTGTTACGAACGGGCAAGCCAAACTGTCTAGCATTGTGGGCGATAGTCAGCGCACGCCACTGCTTAGTGGGCTAACTCAGCCGTTCCCAAATACACCGTCTGCAAGAATGCAGCCGACTTCGCAAGACATGCAGGCACACGACATGGCTCAAATGCCACCGCTTGGCCCAGACATGCAATCGCAAGACAGGTTTTCAATGCCACCGATTAACCCTTCTAGTCCTTGGGGTTCTGCAACAAGCCAGCAGAATGACTTTGCCGCAAACCCAGAGAAAAGAATGTGGAACGATTTCTGGAAGTCGCTTATGTCAAAAGACCAGATGGGACTGTCTTCTGGCGGCATGGGTGACTCTGTTGTGGTTCCTAATTCAGGCCCGGTAGGCACTCAGTTCCAGCCAACTAATTACCCTTACTAATTTGGGTGGCTGAATGTCTTATGCCGATCCTTTCCAGCTTGCACTTGCCCGAAAGTCTCTTGCCGCTGGAGGCACGACTGATCCTTCAGCAAATGTAGAGCAAGTCGTTCCGATAGACGAATTAGAACCATTGTCTCCGGACACTAAGGACAGTTTGCTGGCTGAATTAGGCAGGCGAACGGGTCAGTTCGTTGAAGGCATTGGGACGGCTCTGGATACACCGGGCGCGATTGTTCGCGGGGTGCTGGCAAACAAGCCCCTGTCCGGATTTTCCTCGGATACTAACGACAGGGTAACTGGTCAGGACTTGCTGGAGCATTTTAACCTAAAGCCATCTAATCCGTACCTAGCTGCCGGGTCTGGATTTGTGGCTAATATAGTTACTGATCCCTTGTCGTACCTAACGGGGCCGCTTATGGCTGGGGGTGTGGCTGCTAACGCTGCACGAAAAGCGGGGTTAATGCAGTACGCACCACTTGTTGCACAGCTTAAGCATGGTGCAGAGACCACGCAAACCGGTAAGTTCACGGCAAACGCACTAAAAAACCTAGACTTGAGTCTGTCTACAGCACACCCAAACGCATCGCTTCAGGCTAGGCCGCTTATCGGGCCTCGGCTAGCACAGAGCGCGATAACACTAGAAGAAGTTGTTAATGCAGCACCAGATGCTAATGAGGCTATTCGGAACGTGCAGCTAGCACTGGGATCAGTCCCATACGAAAGCGTGAAAAACCAAAGACTTGGTGGCGGGATTGGGTGGCAAACTCTTTTCGGTGGTCAGCGCGGTTTGTTTAACCAGAAATCGGGCGTAATGGATTCGCTTTCTCCCGAGTTTCTAAGCGGTTCGCAGAAGTTTGCTGACAGGTTAGACAAGATTGGGCAACAGATTGGGTGGTCTGCACCTGTAAGGAAAATCGCCCAGTACACAGACCAGCGAGTTTATGGCCCAGCATCTGACGAACTATCTCAAATTCTAGCACTGCGGGCTTGGGACTCTAAGCTGCACGAACAGAGGCTCATGCAGAACGCATTCACTAAGCATGCAGAGAAACTCACTAGCTTAAAAATACCCGCTGGCATTGCAAGCAGTACAGGCGTTTCTGACTTACTTAACAGTAAGCTCGGAAACGATGCAGTGCTGCGAATTGTAGAGAATCACCCTAACCAAGCAGACCTTACGCTAGTGGCAGGCGTTCCGGGCCTAACTAGTTGGGCAGACGATTGGCAAAGGATTGCAGCGGGCCTGCATGAAGATGCGAAAGAATTGGGGATGACATCCTCTGTGTTGTCAGACAAGAAGGGATTTGGGACTCGCTTTTCCCCTCGCTCTGCACAAGAGCTAGACATTATTGGCAGAGGTAACTCAGGCTCGTCGGCACAGTATTCTGCGTCTATTAGAAACCAACTTAAGCGATCTGAAGACCTGAAGACTCCGGGCGCTACGTTTGACTTGCGCAGCCTTAGCACAGATCCACGCATACGCCAGTACATGAAACTAACAGATGCCGATGTAGTTGCCGGTAGGGGCGAGACAGATGCGGCTATTGGGCAATACATAAAGGATAAGTTTGCACACCCAGAAGTAGACCTAGACCAGTCGATTGAGATTGCGCGTACTATGCGCCGACTTAAGCCATCCACGCCAGACGACTACGCCGTCTTCTCAACCCATCCGCTTGTCAATCAAGGCAACTACATGATGGGCGAGGCAAAACGAGTAGGAAACGTTAAGGCCGTATACGAAGCCCTTGGAGATACAGCCAAGCTAGGGCTGTACACTAACCAGCCGGGTGGAAAGCACATGAGCCTTGGCGTGGCACTGTCGCGTGTCGGAGGAGTTATTGGTTTGGCTAAAACCAAAAAGGGGTTTCCGACAAAAGCAGCGAGAGACCAAGTGCGTCAGGCTATTCTCAATGCGTCAAATGCACCTCCGGGGGCAGTCGATCTGAGTGATGTAAAGCTAGCGCAATACTCTGTACCGGAGAGCGTTGTAAACAGGCTTACAGCAATGAATGATTTTGCGACCAAGCCAGCAACGCAATCTGCCGTAAAGTCTGGGATGGATCAGTACACAACACTGTTTAAGGGATTTGTGTTGGCATGGCCAGCCACTAAGGTGCGAGATAGTTACAGTAATTTGTTCAGTGCCTTCCTTGAAACCAATGACATCGCTGGCTCGGTGAGTGGGTTTTACAACGCAAATGGGATAGTGATGGGAGAGTGGGGCAAGGCTATGCCTTACCTAAGAAGCATCCCTAGATACCAAAGCGTGGCCAATGATCCAGTGGCATTAAAGCGGGCAGTTATTCAGGACGTTGGTGGTCACGGTGTACTGACCGGCCTTACAAGCACTGACTTACTGTCATCCTCGCAACGAGGAGATGTGTCCCAGTTTGTCCCCGGTTCCACGCCAATATCTGTTAAGAAAGGCCTGTCTAATTTATGGCCGACAGGCGAGAACAGCCTCAAACAGATGGTGCGAGACTTTGGCACAATCCGTGGGGTTGGTGGTTCGGACGTTACTAAAAACCCTCTGTTGATGGCTTCGCAAGAAGTTGGCGATACCGTTGATAGCATTGGCAGACTCGGTACGTTTCTGGCGTTACTCAAGAACAACGTAGCACCAGAGGAAGCGGCGCGTAGAGTAAAGTCAAGCCTCGTAGACTATTCAAGTTTAACACCGTGGGAGCGCAACTGGGCGCGTTCCATATTTCCGTGGTATGCATACCAGTCCAGAATGGGAAAGTATGTAGCGCAGCATTTAATACAGAATCCCGGTGGTGCATACGGAAAGACCATTCGCTTTTCGCACGACATGCAGCAATCAGACAAAGACACCTATGTGCCATCGGCTCTGAAGCAGCAGTTCGCCATCCGAATCCCGCAGTTGTCCACTCCAACTAATACGGCTTTCCTGTCTGATATAGACTTGCCCGGATTTGATATTCTGAACAACATCAAATATCAGTCCAACGACAACTTGGCGACTGCTGCCCAACAATCGTTAATGCAAACGGCCCGAGGGCTGGCGTTTCAGATGCATCCGATAGTGCGGCACACCGCAGAGCTACTGTCTAATACAGATGCTTATTCAGGGCTACCGCTTAATCAGGCCCAAACGCCCATTAAGAAAATGATGCAGAAAGCTGGGCTTGGCGCATACTACAACCCTCTGCTAAACATGGCGATTCAGGCAGCACCCGGACTACAAAGACCCGTATCGCTGGCTGGTGAGCTTATAAATGCTGACGATGAAGTGAGTGTTCGTGACCGGCTGCTTAAGGCCTTCGTGAACAACACCTCAGGCGTTAAGCTAAAGATGGTTAATGAACAAACCCAAAGGTCAGATCAAATCAGAAAGCTGGAAGACGAGCTTTCGCCATACAGCCGTGAACGCTCCAATCGCTATGTTCCCAAAGACGAGCGACAGTACCTGAGCAAAGGCAACAAACAGAAACTACAACTAAAGAATACTTTAGAAAGAGAAGCTGTTCGGCAGCGAAAGAAAGCTGCTGACGATAAAAAGAAGAAGTCGGTATAGCAACAGACTATCGTAGTAGGTTGTATTTTTAACGGTCGAATAGAAGAGGGTTCTTACATGAAGATTGCACTGATTGTTATGGTTTTGCTTCTGGCTGGTGTTACTGCAAAAGCACAGACGACCACCACCACCACCACAATCACAACGGCACAGGACGATGCGTGCGAAATGGCCCGAACCGGAATCATGCGTCATCGCAATCGACATGGCGGTTGCTGCGAGGGCATCGGGATGTGTTCGACGCGAGAAGGGGCGATTCGCCGCTGCTGCTTCTGGGGCCAGCGGGTTCCAGTCGAAATTGGTGTGGCTCAAGGCCGATTGGGACGCTGGTACGCATGCGTCCGATACCGGTAAAAATGGCCTCTGCCCGCTAAAAACGCTGACCCCTTGCATTTGTGTTGGGGCTTCCTACATTCGGCTGACCAAACCAGCAGGAGGAGGCGCAAATGCAGGGGGCAATCAGCACAGAATCACCGGCACACTACCATGCATCGTATGGCATATCGGCCTCTCGGGTGAGGTTGTTCGCAGACTCTCCGTACGAATACTACCAACAGGTAGTGCTGGGCCTACCCGGCCCGCCACAGAGTCCACAGATGAGCTATGGGGAGCTTCTGCACCAGTGGCATGAATATGGCCCCACTAGGTTCTGGGAGCGCGTGGTAGTTGCCCCCGACAATGTACTGACAGCAGGCGGCGCATTTGGAAAAGCGGCAATTGGCTGGCTGGCAGATCAGGGGGACGACACAATTCCTATGAGTAAGTCTGACCAGCATCAGATCATGGCACAGACATCACAGATATTTGAAAACTCGGCGGCAAAGAAACTGATACTAAGTGCCAGCCATAAAGAGTTCGTTGTGCGATGGAAGTCGGAGTGCAACACCGACATGAGATCGCGCATCGACGGGATGGCTGATGGTACTATGTACGACATCAAAACCACCCGAGAACAGCGTCCACTTACTACATGGTGGAGGGCTGTACAGTCATACCGATATGACATCCAAAGCGTCGTCTACACCGATGCCGGTGTATCTATTGGATTGGTGAGCCAGCCGTTACAGTTTATTGTTACTAGCACTGTACCACCGTATGCCTGTCATGTAGTCACACTGCCAGCAGGCTTACTAACTACAGCAAGAACAGCGGTACAGCGGTGTCTGGCAGAAATCAGGCACAGGACTGAGTGGGGCAATTGGCTACCCGACGATTATGGGAGTGTTACGGAACTGAGGTGTCCAACGTTTATGAGCAACCAAGAACCAATAGGGGAGATTTAGATGGAAGACCCAAGACCCGCTATGAGAGCTATACCGCAGATAGCTGCAACAAGAAGGACGTATATATACCGCGAACAGACAGACTCTATACGGCAGCTTCTTCGGTCGCTGTCTGTTGCACAAGGCGAAATGACTACGCCTAAACGGACTACGCCGGGACAGTACGGCAAGTTCGCTGACTTAGAGGACTTGAAGGCAGCGAGTCGAGTGCCATTGGCCTCTAATGGGCTTGCGATTATGCAGACGTTTGCGTGTGTGGATTCCGAACTGTACCTAAATACCACTCTTGGCCATGAGAGCGGTGAGTGGATCAGTAGCCAGATCCCGATTAAGCAACACGCAGAAGCGCAGAAAACGTGTGCGTATATGACTTATATGCAGCGTAAA